AGCCAGTTTCGGCGATATGCCCACTTTGCAGAAAACCCTACTCCGGTATTCCGGCACTTTCCAGAACGGACAACCAAACGCCCATTTGCCCGGACTGTGGCATTCGGCAGGCACTGGAAAGCATCGGCGTTTCCACGGAGGAACAGGAGAAAATCCTGTCTGTAATGCACCGAAAGTTCCCCATGTAACCGCCCTGTTTGCCCTGTGTGGGCTTTCAGAGCACTTGCCGAAAAACTGCCCAAAGTCAAAACCAGCCCCACACAGGCGAACTGTGCGGGGCTTGGTTGGTGGCTGCAATTTTCCGAGATGCCTTTTCCATTGTACTGTATTTTACCATAGAAAAGCAAGTTTATCCAGTGTCAGATCCACCAAATATACAGCGGAAATATCGCCTTATGTTCTGTACATTTAGCCGCTTGCTATACGCCGAAAGGTATGGTAATATACAGTTACCGAAAGGGAAAAACCACGAAATTTGGAGGAAAAACACAATGGTAGCATACGGAATCGCAAAGGCAAGAGCAATGGCAAACAGAACGGACTGGAACGAAAGAACCGAAATCACAAAGGCGGTCATCACCTGGTTCGATGCGGGCTACGAATACGAACTGGAGATTGAAAACGAGGACAGGATGGACAACGAGGAGTTCACCGCATGGGTTGAGGAAAACGCAGAAAGCCTTGCAAAGGCAGATGCCGAGGAAAACGGAACGACCTTTGAGGAAATCGACAGCATCGACTTTACGGAAAAGGAAATCGACGACGATGCCCTTTTCGATGAGGAGTACGAAAACGCCTGCGAATTTGAATGGGAGTGCCAGACCGGACGGTAACCCAAAACCCACAACCCAAGACCAAAGCCCCGAAAGGGGCTGCGGCTCGTACATCCACTGTGTTGCCCTGTCCGGCGTAGTTTTGTTTCCTCCGAGTGGGTTTTCCCTTTCTCACAAACGCCCCACACAGGGCGGCACAAAGGCTCTTGTTTCGTTGGTGTATGATACACAAGAAAGTGCCGAAATTCCATCGCTTTTTCTGTATGTTTAGCGGCTTGCTATCCCTCCGGAAGTATGGTAATATACAGTTACCGCAAGGGAAAACAAAAAAACGGAGGAACACACAATGGCAAAAACATGGAAAGTAAAAGCGTTGACGGTAACAGGAACAGCAACCGAAAGGGTGGAAAATGGGATTCACATTTACGACCCTGGCAAGCAGGAATGGCTGGTGATCAAAGAGTTTGATGACTTTGAAAAAGCCGAAAACTGGATGACGGATTACATCAGGAAAAACCATTTCTACTACGGCGATTTCAAAATCACACGATAAGCTGAAATTACCACCAAAACAACAGCCCCTTGGTTCAGGGGGCTGCGGCTCGTACAGCCGCTGTGTTGCCCCTGTTCGGCGTAGTTTTGTTTCCTCCAAGTGGTTTTCCCTTTCTCACAAACGCCCCACACAAGGCGGCACAAAGGCTCTTGTTTCGTTGGTGTATGATACACAAGAAAGTGCCGAAATTCCATCGCTTTTTCTGTATGTTTAGCGGCTTGCTATCCCTCCGGAAGTATGGTAATATACATCATGCCGAAAGGCAAAAACAACGAAAACTGGAGGAAAAAACAATGTGGACAGAAGGAACAATTCAGGTAGGAACAAGCACTTTTCACTACTGGGTGAAACATTACGAGGAGCCCTCCACTTTTGGATATGAGGAAGGCAGAGCCTCGAAAATCTCCCTGCGGCGGAATGGCAAAACGGTGTTCAATTTCGACCGGGGCATGGATATTCCGCCGGAGGATGCGGAAACTGAAACTGCACTGGCGATCCTGCTGAAACAGTACAACTGATTCTTCCAAAACCAAATCCCACAAGCCGGAGCCGAAAGGCTCTGGTGGTCGTACATCTGATTTTTGTTCGTGTATGGTACACAAGAAACCGTAGAAATTTCGATGTTTTTTCTGTTCATTTAGCCGCTTGCAATCCTTGAATTTGTATGGTAATATGGTTACAATGGGAATGGAATCTCGATTAAAAAACCGCCCCTTGAGGGCGTTAAAATAAATGATGCAGACTTGCTTTTTGGCAGGTCTTTTTTGTTTGGAGGTGAGAACAATGGCAAAATTCAAACCGACCCGTTTTATGGCGGAGGATTCCAAGTATAACAAAAAGGCGGCAGATTATGCCGTCTCCTTTATTGAATGCCTCAGCCATACGAAAGGCACCTGGGCAGGAAAGAAATTTGAACTGCTGGACTGGCAGGAGCAAATTATCCGTGACTTGTTCGGCATTCTGAAACCGAATGGCTATCGTCAGTTTAACACGGCTTACATTGAGATCCCGAAGAAAAATGGCAAATCAGAGCTTGCTGCTGCCGTTGCTCTGCTATTAACTTGCGGTGACGGCGAAGAACGTGCGGAGGTGTATGGCTGTGCTGCCGACCGCCAACAGGCTGCCATTGTATTTGACGTAGCAGCGGATATGGTGCGAATGTGCCCTGCCCTTTCCAAGCGAGTGAAGATCCTGACCTCACAAAAGCGTATTGTGTACATCCCGACCAACAGTTTCTATCAGGTGCTTTCGGCAGAAGCCTATTCCAAGCACGGCTTTAACATTCACGGGGTTGTGTTTGATGAACTGCATACGCAGCCGAACCGAAAGCTCTTTGATGTTATGACCAAAGGCTCCGGCGATGCCAGAATGCAGCCTTTGTATTTCTTGATTACCACTGCCGGAACTGACACAAATTCAATCTGCTATGAAGTTCACCAAAAGGCAAAGGATATTCTGGAGGGCAGAAAGCATGATCCGACTTTCTATCCTGTCATTTACGGTGCAGATGAATCCGAGGACTGGACGGATCCGAAGGTCTGGAAAAAAGCAAATCCGTCCCTTGACAAGACAATTGGAATGGATAAAGTTGTAGCTGCGTGTAATTCTGCAAAGGAAACTCCCGGTGAGGAAAATGCGTTTCGGCAACTGCGTTTGAATCAATGGGTAAAACAGGCGGTACGTTGGATGCCGATGGAAAAGTGGGACAAATGCAAGGTCGCTTTTGATGAAGAGATGCTTGACGGGCGTGTTTGCTATGGTGGACTTGACCTTTCCAGCACAACGGATATTACAGCATTTGTTTTGGTGTTTCCGCCAACGGAAGAAGATGAATATTACTACGTTATGCCTTACTTCTGGTTGCCTGAGGAAACATTGCCTCTCCGTGTAAGGCGTGATCATGTTCCTTACGATGTGTGGGAGCGGCAGGGCTATCTGAAAACTACGGAGGGCAATGTTGTCCACTATGGTTTTATCGAAAACTTCATCGATGAGCTGGGGCAGAAATTCCATATCAAAGAGATAGCATTTGACCGTTGGGGTGCGGTACAAATGTCGCAGAATCTGGAGGGGCTTGGTTTTACGATGGTGCAGTTCGGGCAAGGATATAAGGATATGTCACCGCCGACCAAGGAATTGATGAAGCTGACTTTGGAACAGACACTTGCCCACAACGGACACCCTGTTCTTCGTTGGATGATGGATAATATTTTCATTCGCCGTGATCCTGCCGGAAACATTAAGCCGGACAAAGAAAAATCCACAGAGAAGATTGACGGTGCGGTTGCCATGATTATGGCTCTTGACCGTGCAATTCGCTGTGGATGTGTTTCTGATGAGTCGGTTTATGATTCGAGGGAGATGTTGGTGTTTTAATTATCTCGATTTAATCCATTTCAAAGCTTCAGTACCACATTCATAATCCTCAGCAACATCTTTAGCATACAAATACTCAGAATCAAAAGAACCTGTTTTTAAGTTGTATGTATATTTAAATACAACAGGTATCTCTCTATTGTATCTTTGGCAAATTTCATTCAATTCCGGCATTATTTCTTCTGTTATAATATTATAGATCTTATTATCGATTTCGTCGGATACACCCGCTTTTACATTGCCAACTACTTTTTCATCAACACGGTATGCACTTGCAATTAAAGACTGGGAATCATCATTATAAATGTATACGTATAGTAGTTCCGATTTAGCACTTGCTGCTTCTTTGTACAAAGAAATAATTTCCGACTGCTTATCCATGAATTCATCTTCAAAACACATTTATCTTACTCCTAAGCTATATGACTTAATCGAAAAATTTACTCGATTTCATATTTAAGTATACCACATCCACACCAAAAAAACAACCCTCTGAAAGGAATTGATTTTTATGGGAATTTTCAGCGAACTATTCAAGTCCAGAGATAAGCCTACCAACAGCTACGACAGCCCGTCATACACATACTTTTTCGGCAGAAGCAATGCAGGAAAAAGAGTCACCGACAGAACAGCATTACAACATATTGCAGTGTATGCCTGTGTGCGTGTACTGTCGGAAGCAATTGCACAACTGCCGCTTCATGTGTACAAATACAATGATAAGGGAAAAGAGCGAGTGCCACAGCACCCGCTTTACTTTTTGCTCCACGATCAGCCGAATCCTGAAATGACATCCTTCGTATTCCGAGAAACCTTAATGTCCCATCTGCTTATCTACGGCAATGCCTATGCACAGATTATCCGAAACGGCAGAGGTGATGTTTTGGGACTGTATCCCTTGATGCCAGATAAGATGAAGGTTGACCGTGATGAGAAAAACCGCCTGATATACATTTACAGCCGTTACGATGAGGCAAATCCCAATCTGAAAGAACAGGGCGACATCGTTCTTTATGCTGATGAGGTTCTGCATATTCCCGGACTTGGATTTGATGGTCTGGTTGGATATTCGCCGATTGCACTTGCAAAAAATGCAATCGGCATTTCTATTGCCTGCGAGGAATATGGGGCATCGTTTTTCGGAAATGGTGCTTCACCAAGTGGCGTGTTAGAACACCCCGGAGTGATCAAAAATCCGGAGCGTGTGCGTGATGCTTGGCAAAGAGCCTATGGCGGAAGAAATGCTCACAAGG